GCTATTTTTGCTCAAGGATCAAACATTATTGCACTTTACACCAACAACACCGAACGCGGCCGGTTCACGGCGGGGGGTAGCCTGCTGTCAGGTACTAATTCTGACTTTTCTTTCAGCGGCACCACATTTATTAACTCGTCAACCGCAAATTGCATATTTGCAAACACAACATCTGCCGCCGGGACTGGTTATTTATTGTTCCAAGGAAGAAGCGGCGCGGCAAATGTAAACACTGCTGGAACTGAAGTTTTTAGCGTTACTGACAATGGAAATGTTACTAACACTAATAACTCTTACGGAGCAATTTCAGACGAAAAACTAAAGCAAGACATTGTTGACGCAACAAGCCAATGGGATGACATTAAGGGATTGCGCGTACGCAAGTTTAGATACAAGGCTGCTCCTGCTGCACCATTGCAAATTGGCTTGATTGCACAAGAAGCCGAAACCGTATCGCCGGGATTGGTAGAAGAAATTTTTGACCAAGAAGAAGTTGAGGTTGTTGATGAAAGCGGCAACGTCAAAAAGGAAGCGAGAATAGCCGAAACAAGCACTAAGTCTGTGAAATACAGCGTGCTTTATATGAAGGCGGTCAAAGCCCTACAGGAAGCCATGGCGCGTATCGAATCGCTTGAGGCCAAAGTCGCCGCACTGGAGGCCAAATGAACACCGGCCTCCTAATCCTGTTCTGTGTGCTGCAAGCCGCTGACGTTTACACGACGCTGACGGTACTCAAGCAAGGCGGGCGTGAGTTAAATCCCATGCTGGCGAAACTCTTTGCCAAGTTCGACCCGCTGGCCGTGATGGTAGCAACCAAGTTGGCGGGGGTGTGGGCTTTGTGGTACGCCGATTCGTGGATGCTCACGCTCGCGGCGTGTGTGGTGTATGCGTATGTCGTTAATCGCAATTATTGGGAAATCAAAAAATGATTGACTACAACTGGAACATTTCGCGTCTAGACTGCCTGCCGCAGTCCGAGCAGGGCGCGGATTACGTTGTCACGGCGCATTGGCAGTGCAACGGCGTAGACGGCGACTACAGCGGCAGCGTCTATAGCACTTGCTCGTTTGCCGCGGTGCAGGGCGAGGCTTTCACGCCGTATGCCGACCTCACCAAAGACCAGGTGCTTGGCTGGATCTGGGCGAGCGGCGTAGACAAGGACGCCGCAGAGGCAGCGGTAGCGCAGCAGATCGAGAACCAGAAGAATCCTCCGATTGTGTATCCTACGCTCCCGTGGGTGCAGTAATGCAAGAGATCGAGTTGAAGATTGAACTTTCCGAGGCCGTGGCAATCGTGAATATGCTCGGCCAGTTGCCGACATCCTCCAACGCGCATGGCTTGTGGTTAAAATTGCGCGAACAGGTCGAGCCGCATCTGCCGAAAGATGACGCGCCGAAGCAGTAAGTCGAGCGGGGTGGTCTATGGCTAATCTTTTTGATTCCACAAACTACCCAAAACTAGAGCCGACCTCTCTGCAAGTTGGCGACCGCTGGGCATGGGTGCGCGAGGACTTGACGACTGACTACCCGCACACAGCCTACGCGCTGTCGTATGTGCTGCGCCGTGAGATCACGGGCGAGCGCATTGCGATCAGCGCAACAGGTGCGGCGAGCGGCTACACGGTCGAGGTTGCATCGACAACGACTGACGACTATCAACCGGGACGTTATCACTGGTTCGCTTACATAACGCGGATTTCTGACTCTGCGCGCATCGAGGTCGGCAAGGGCGTGATGGACGTTGCGCCCAACCGCGCGCAATCCTCGGAAGACCCGCGCTCGTTTGCACAGATCGCGCTTGATAACATCGAGGCGTATCTAAAAGACCCCAACAACATTACAGCGGCGTCATACTCGATTGCGGGCCGGTCGTTGTCGCGGTGGAATAGGGCGGACTTGCTTGTGGAGCGCGACCGGCTGAAGGGCGAGGTTACGCGCGAGCGACAAGCCGAGGAGATGGCGCGCGGGATGCGTACATCGTCTATTATTCGGGTGAGGTTTACCGCATGAAGATACTGGACTTTTTGAAGCGGAAACCTCAGCCGCCCAAGCGCCGCGCGTTTGAGGCAGCGAACCAAGGCCGACTGTATAGCGACTGGGTAACAGCCGCGCGCTCGGCGGATAGCGATTTGCGATATGCGCTCAAGGTAATGCGCTCACGCTCGCGCGACCTTTGCCAGAATAACGACTATGCGCGACGGTATCTGAACCTAGTGTCTGCCAACGTGGTGGGGCCGAGGGGCATCACGCTACAGGTGCGCGCGCGCGAGTCTAATCAAGTCCTCGACCAAGTTGCTAACCAGCAATTAGAGGCTGCGTTCTACGCTTGGGGTATGCCTGGCGTTTGCACGGTCGATGGCAAGTTGTCGTGGGTGGACGCGCAGCGCGTATTCATTGAGTCGGTCGCGCGCGATGGCGAATGCTTTGTATTGTTCGTCGAGGACAATGCCAATCCGTATCGGTTCCGGTTGCAGTTTATTGATGCAGATTTGATTGACCAAGACAAGAACGAAGTCTTGGCGAACGGGAACCAGATAAGAATGGGCGTTGAGGTTGACCCGGCAGGGCGACCGATTGCGTACTACGTCCGCACGCGACATCCCGACGACTACCAGATCGGGATGGGCCAATCAAACAAAGAAGTCAGAATCCCGGCAGATCGTATGCTGCACTCGTTCCGCGCGGATCGAATCGGGCAGACGCGCGGCGCGCCGTGGACGGCTACTGCGATGACGCGCTTGAAGATGCTCGGCGGTTACGAAGAGGCGGAACTGATTGCCGCGCGCGTATCGGCCAGCAAGATGGGATTCTTTGTCAGCGAAAGCGGCGATGAGTACCAGGCGGACGGCCCGCTAGGCGATGGCTCGTTGCAGATGGATATGCAACCGGGTACGTTTAACCAACTGCCCGCAGGCGTGGACTTCAAGCCATACGATCCGCAGCACCCAAGCACTGCTTTTCGAGACTTTGAGAAGGCGATGCTGCGCGGTATCGCGTCGGGCCTCGGCGTGTCTTATACGTCGCTGGCGAATGATCTTGAGGCGGTGTCGTACTCAAGCATTCGGCAGGGTTTGCTTGAAGAGCGCGACTACTGGCGCATGGTTCAGCATTGGATGATTGACCATTTTTGCCAGCCGGTCTATCTGCGCTGGCTGCGACAGACGCTCGACTCTGGCGTTGTCAACCTTCCGGCCGCAAAATATTGGAAATTTTCTGCGACGCAGTGGGTGCCGCGCGGCTGGCAGTGGGTAGACCCGCGCAACGAGGCAGAGGCGCAGATTGTCGCCATCAACAACGGATTGATGACCCGCACGCAGGCATTGGCCGAGCGTGGGTTAGACATTGAGGACGTGCTGACCGAACGACGCGCCGAAGAAGAAATGATCGCCACGATGGGGATTAACCTTTCCGGCAACACGACGACTCAGCCGATTCAGCAGCCGATACCGCAGGAGGGGACATAATGGCAGGCCATTACGATTTCCTTTGCGAGCAGGGCGCGACGTTTACAAGACAGATAAAATGGCGCGACTCTAACCAAGTGCCCGTTGACTTGACGAGTTACACCGCGCGAATGCAAGTACGCTCGACGGCGGATTCGAGCATTGTCGCGCTATCGCTGACGACCGAGAACGGCGGTATAACACTCGGTGGCACAGCGGGGACTATCGACCTTTTAGCGACGGCTACGCAGACGGCCGCTATTGAGGCGGGCGATTACGTGTATGACCTTGAGTTGGTTTTTAGTTCGACGGTGTATCGCGTGCTGCAAGGTTGTTTCGTGATTGACGCGGAGGTTACGCGGTGAGCGTGACTACCGTACAAATCACGGAGCAACCGTGGGCGGTTGAGGTCGAGCAGACCACGCAGACCGTACTCGTAAGCATTCCCGGCCCGGTGATGGGCGGCGCGAATACGTCGATCACCTCGCTCGGCGGTATCACAGGCGCGATTCAGACGCCGACGTTTATTGACTTTGCGACCGGCGCGACTGTGCCGGATGCAACGGCGCGTGTTACATGGAACGATGCGACCGGAACGCTGCAAGTCGGTATGACCGGCAACGTGCAGGCCGACATCGGGCAGACACTTTATGCCTTCGTGCATAACGCCGAAGGCGCGACGATCAATAAGGGCCAAGCGGTCTATCTGTACCAAGCGTCGGGCAACAAAGCGTCGATTCGACTTGCGTACAACACGAGCGATGCGTACTCAGCCAAGACACTCGGGCTTGCTGCCGAAACAATTGGGGCAAACCAAAACGGCATGGTGATATGTCAAGGCGTGCTCGATGGGATCAACACGTCAGCCTATGCCGAAGGTGCAACGTTGTACCTCGGTGCTACTGCCGGGTCGCTGACCTCCACCAAGCCGAGCGCGCCGAATCACCTTGTGTATATCGGCGTGGTCGAGCGCGCGAATGCGGGCAACGGTCAGATTTATGTCCGCCCGCAAAATGGCTACGAACTTGAGGAACTGCACAACGTCCAGATCGTAACCCCGGCGAACGGGCAGACGATCCTTTACGACGCCTCAACCGGGCTTTGGAAGAATGCGAATCTGACCGCAGGCGCGGGCATCACGATTACGAACGGCGCGGGCAGCGCGACGATTGCCGCGATCAATAGCGGCACGGTCACGAGCGTTGCGGTCAGCGGTGGCAGCACTGGGCTTACCACCAGCGGCGGGCCGATCACGGGTGCAGGGACGATTACGATTGCGGGCACGCTTGCAGTTGCGAGCGGTGGCACAGGGGCCACGGATGCCGCAACGGCGCGCAGCAATCTCAGCGCCGCAGGCTCCGGCGCGGTCACCGCCTCCGGCATCACGATGTCGAGCGCGCGCCTGCTCGGGCGCACGACGGCCAGCACCGGAGCGGTGGAGGAAATAACCGTAGGCTCTGGCTTGACCTTTACGGGCGGCACGCTCGCGGCCACGGGCGGCGGCTCTGGCACGGTCACAAGCGTTGATGTCAGCGGCGGCACAACGGGCCTCACAGCGAGCGGAGGCCCGATTACAGGGGCCGGGACGATTACCCTAGGGGGAACACTTGCTGTCGCTAACGGAGGCACAGGAGCCACAACACAAAGCGGAGCGCGCACTGCGCTTGGGGTGCCTGCTACGGACGGCACCGGAGCAAGCGGTACATGGTCAATTTCGGTGTCCGGCAACGCCGGAACGGTGACCAACGGGGTATATACAAGCGGCAGTTATGCCGACCCGTCATGGATCACGTCATTATCCGGAACTAAGGTTTCTGGAAACATTAGCGGCAATGCCGCCAATGTCACAGGGATTGTGGCTGTTGCCAACGGTGGCACAGGGGCCGCTACGCTCACCGGAATAGTGAAGGGCAACGGGACGTCGGCGTTTACTGCCGCCTCGGCTGGCACAGACTACCTCGCGCCATTTGGTTCGCAGACGCAGGCATACGTGTATGCAGCCCCGTCTGGGTCTGCTGGCGTGCCGTCTTTCCGCGCTCTAGTGGCATCGGACATCCCGACGCTCAACCAGAATACGACCGGCACGGCGTCGAACGTCACCGGAACGGTAGCGATTGCGAACGGCGGCAGCGGACAGACGAGCGCGCAGGCTGCGATCAATGCGTTTGCTGGCGCAGTCACAAGCGGCCAGTATCTGCGAGGCAACGGCACTAATGTCGTGATGTCGGCTATTCAAGCCGCCGACGTGCCGACCTTGAACCAAAACACCACCGGCACGGCTGCGAACGTAACCGGCACGGTGGCCGTAGCGAACGGCGGCACAGGCGCGACCGATGCGGCGACCGCGCGTAGTAATCTGACCGCACAGAAAACCATCACCTCCGGCACGGCTGCGCCGACCGGTGGTAGTGATGGCGACATATACCTTCAGTACACGTAAGGGTGACGCATGGCGGATAACGTAGGCTATACACCAGGAAGCGGCGCAACCGTCGCAGCCGATGACATTGGCGGGGTGCTGTATCAGCGCATCAAGCCGACATTCGGCGCGGACGGATCGGCCGTTGACGTGTCATCTGCGAACCCGATGCCTATTGAGGTGCTGGGTGAGGCAATCGAGGCGATTGAAGCGATGCGCTATGCGCTACAGGCGCTTACCCGCACAATCGGCCAGATGCAGCCAGATACCGCCTCGCGTATGCGCGTTGCGATTGATGCAATCTCTGCGAGTTTGACGCTCGCCACGATCACGACAGTCGGCACGGTAACAACGGTTTCAACGCTTACGAACCAGACGCAGGTTGGCGGCTTGGCCGCTACCGAGCAAATCCCGTCGCTTATGCGACTTGGCGCAGATAGCCTGCGCCGTAACATTACGGTGACTTGATATGGCAACAACTAACGGCAACCGAAAGATTCTTGATCTCAAGCGCTGGGAATTTTGCACCCCCGCACCGCAGGCGACGGCGGCGGCTCATTTCATCGTTTCGAGCCGCCACTACCGCCAGCAGCAGCTCCTCGTATCTAGCAACACTGGAGCGCAACTCTACAACCCGCAAGAAGACGGCTGGATTCTTTTGCCCTCGCCCGCGCTTGCCGGCACTTTCGGCGCCGGCGCGTGCGGCGTGGCAGGTTCGTTCTCGACGGGAACCACCGCTGCGGTGTCCTCACTCACGGCCACGGCCGGCACTACCACCTCGATCACGACCAACCAGACGCTTGCTCGCGACCTTCGCGGGTACTCGGTTTTCTTCGTTGGCGGCACCAACGCGGGCAAGCTGAAAACGATTGCTTCGAACACCGTCGGCGCAAACGCCGTCATCACGTTCACGGATGCAGAGGCTGTGGCCTTCGACGCTACGAGCCAGTACCGCATCAAAGCGCCCGTTTTCTTCGTGCTCGGCGCCGGTACGCTCGCGGCGGGCTCGTTCAAGAAGTATGACTTCGCAACGAACACGTGGGTAACGCTTTCGAACACCGGCCTCCCGGCGACGGTTGCCACTGACGGCCGGCTCATATCGACGCCGGCATGGATCGATAGCGGGTTCAAATCATTTGCCACCGGCACGGCTACGGCTGGCGGCGCGAACACGCTCACGAACTCGGCGAAGAACTGGG